GCCCCGAAAACCCTCATGGAAGCGGCCCTTCAGGGCCTAGAGAAATCGCGGCATGAGCGTGCCTGAATAGGGCACCTCAAATGGCTTTCACAGCCGGAGAAATCACCAATATCGCCAATGCCGCCTTGGACTTCTATTTTTCCAAGGGGGAAGTTTTCCGCCAGACCCTTCAGAAGCGGCCCCTCTACGACACGCTCACCCGCAAGAAGAAATCCTTCCCCGGCGGCAAGGGCAGCATTTCGATCGGCGTGTCCGGCAAGTTCGGCGACGGCAGCGGCAACGACGTCGTCAAAGGGTACACGCACAACGACACGGTCACATTCTATACGCCGGCCAACATCCTCCGGGCGAACTTCCCCTGGCGCGAGCATCACCTCGGCCTTCAGCTCACCCACACCGAACTGAAGATCGACGGCATATCCGTTGTCGACACCAACGGCGAGAGCACCTCGTCGCATTCGGGTCGCGAAATGACGGTTCTCGTCGGCCTGCTCGAGGACAAGCTTTTCGACCTCGGCGAGTCCTATGCCCGCGGCATGAACCTGTTGTCGTATGGGGATGGCGTCGCCGACCCCAAGGCGATGGCGGGTCTCGCCCTCCTCGTCGCGGCGGCCCCCGCCACCGGCATCGTCGGCGGCATCAACCGGGCCACAGCAGGCAACGAGTGGTGGCGGAACCTGGCGAAGACCGCTGCGTCAGGTGGCGCGGTCACGTCCTCGCCGACCAACGGCGGCGCTCTGCTTCAGGAACTCCAGAAGCAGCGCCGGCAATTGGTCCGCTACGGCGGCACTCCCGACGCGGCCTTCTGCGGCAGCGACTTCCTCGCCGCGATGGAAGTCGAGATGCGGGCCAACGGTCTCTATTCCAACTCGGGCTTCAAGGGCACGCAGGACGGTTCGATGGGGGGCATGGCGTTCGCCGGCACCGAGTTCCAGTACGATCCGACGCTCGACGATTTGAGTCTCCCGAAGCGGTGCTACTGGATCGACACCTCGAATATCTTCATCGAGGCGATGACAGGAGAATGGTTACATCAGCACACTCCTGCCCGTCCTGCCAACCAGTTCCTCATGTATCGGAGTATCACGACGACCTGCCAGCTGGTCGCCAAGCAGTTGAACTCGTCTCTCGTCATTGACGTGGCCTGACGAAGTAGCCTAGTCGCGCGTTGTATAAGGGGCGGGCGGCCGTCTGCCCCTCAAGCACGGAGAACGACGATGGGTGCCAAGTATCAGAACAAGGAAGTGACGGTCGTCCGCACCGCCAAGGACGGCGACCCTGGTTTCGACAAGGCCAAGGGCATGCAGTCGCTCATCCGCCTCGCTGACGGGTCCGAGAAGGTGGTTCCTGCCACTGAAGTGACCGGGGCCGAGCAGTCGCCGCCGGCCGGCGGATCGTAGTAAGCTTGCATCGCCGGCGGGTTGCCGGCGATCTGCCCGGCTGGCGGCGGGAACCTAGTCAGCTCACGCCGACCTCCGGGCAGACAGATCAAAGGGGAAGAGTTCATGCACTTCTGCACCGCCTATGTCGCCCTCGCCAACGACGACCAGCAGGTCGTCCATCGCGGCCCTTTCGATCCGATCTCATGGCCGGAGATCGAGGTCCTCCGGACAATTCACGGCGACCAGGCGGTGCGCGACGTGCATCCCTTCGTCCAGGTCGAGCAGACCGCCAAGGCCGAGAAGGAACGTCTCGAGCTGATCTACGGCAAGGTCGTTGGCGAGAAGGTCTGGGTCGGCCGAAATTCCCTCATGGAACTCGATGCCGCCGAGACCGACGAGATGCCGGAAGGCACGCTGTGGCTGAACCCGATCACGCGCGAGGTTTCGCCGGTCGAGGCAGTCAAGCCCGCCAAGAAGCGCCCGCGCGACGAGAAGGGCCGGCTCCTGCCGGCTGCCGCCCCCGACGAACCGACACCGAACCTCTGATGCAGACCGACACCCTCGCCAACTGCGTCTACGCGCTCAGAGCCGAGGCGGGCCACTCCCTGTCGACGGCGCAAGGGCAGAACGCCATCGACGTCCTCAAGTACCTACTCAAGCGGGCGCAGCTCGAGCTATGGACCGCCTACCAGTGGCCGACGCTGATGCAGTCGGGCGACACGCAGATGGTCGCCGGGCAATTCCTCTACGGCTACCCCGTCGGCTTCGATTTCGAGGCGATCCGCAAGTCTTACACGGCGCCGGCCAATTCGACCAGTTGGCGCGATCTCGTCTACGGGATCGACGAAACTCTCATCAAGCCCGGCGGCGCCAATTCTCAATCCGGCGACGGCCCCCAGTTCTGGCGACCTGAGCTTAACCAGTTCCGCGTCTGGCCGACGCCCGTCTCCGTCAATAACTGGGTCCGCTTCCGCGGCATGAAGCCGCTCTCTCCCTTCCTCGTCGATGCCGACGTCTCGACGCTCGACGCGATGAGCATCGTCCTCTTCGTCGCCTCCGAGTTGCTCGCCCGTGCCAAGGCCGAGGATGCCGCGACCAAGCTCAAGAAGGCCCAGACCCATCTTATGGCGGTGCTCGGCAATACCGTCTCCGCCAAGCGCCGGGTTTCGACGCTTGGATCGTCGGTCAGCTTGCGGCTGTCGTCGATCCAAGGCATCGACTATGTTCCGATGACGGGCTGAGATGCGCAAACCTATCCCCGGCTACGAGGGCATTTACGAAGCCGATCAAGACGGCAGCGTCTGGCGCGTCGGCGCTCCCCGCAACCGACCCCTGAAGCCGGTGCTGGTCTACGGCTACCACCGGGTCGTCCTCTCCAAGAACGACATCAAGCAGCCCTTCCTCGTCCATCAGCTTATCCTGCTGACCTTCGTCGGCCCCTGCCCGGCGGGGCAGCAGTGCCGGCACCTCAACGGGGTCCGCACCGACAACTGGCTGGCCAATCTCGCTTATGGGACGCGGGCCGAGAACCAAGCCGATCGGACCCGGCACGGGAAAGACCCGGTGGGCGAGCGGCATCCGATGGCGAAGCTCACCGAAGTTCAGGTTCTGGAAATTCGAGCCGCGAAGGAGAGCAGCACGAAGTTAGCGGTGCGGTATGGCGTTTCCGGCCCTACGATCGAAGCCATTCGCGGACGTCGTATCTGGAAACATCTATAGGTAGGGGAGGAATATATTCCTTACCTCGCGATTGATAATTTCGCCGCCGGCCTCGACACCCGCAAGAGTGCCCTGACCTCGGCCCCCGGAACTCTCCAGCGCCTGGTCAACGCCACCATCACCCCCGGCGGCGAGGTCGCCAAGCGCCGCGCTTTTGTCAAGGTCGCTACCCTCACCGGCACCTTCGGTCTCGCCGCGACCGAGAACGCTCTCTACGCCTTCACCCGTAACGTCGTCTCGACCCCGCCGGCCTTCGCGGTCCCAGGGGTCACGCTCAACTACCAGAGGATCCCCAACGCCGCGGGGGACCTGACGCAGACCGATTTCGACACCTTCGACGGCAAGATCTACCTCGCCTGCGACCAGTCGTCCGGCGCCGACGACCAGGCCAAGAACCCGCACTACTACGACGGCTTCATCACCGAAGGCTCCGGCAAGGGCCGGAACATCCGCACGTACAAGTCCAAGGTCTACGCGGTGGACGTCGGCGATCTCTTCTTCTCGTCGATCGGCAACCCCGTCCTGTGGAACGAGAGCGCCATCGCCAGCACCGTCACGGTCACCAATCTGTCGAAGACCAACCCCGCCGTCTGTACCGTCGCTGCCAGCGACATCGCCCAGTTCACGAACGGCATGCTGGTGCGCATCACCGGCGCCAAGGGCACCGGCCTGAAGCTCGCCAATGGCCTGCGCACGATCTCCAGCGTCAACGTGCCGCCCAACACCTTCAAACTCGACGGCATCAACACCTCGACGGCGACGGCAGCACAGACCGACGGCCTGGTCAAGGCGACGCCGGCGATCACGGTGACTAGCCTCTCGAACACTAACCCGGCCGTCTGCACGGTGGCCCCCGCCGACATCCTGAAAATGCTCGACGGCATGACGGTCGAGGTCGTCGGTGCTGTCGGCACCGGCGTCAACGGCTTGGAGCAGGCCAACGGCCAGCATGTCGTCTCGAGCGTCAACAGCCCGGCCAACACCTTCACCATGGCTGGTGTCAACACCTCGGGAGGAGGCGCCCCGCAGACCACCGGCGTCGCCTTCACCATAGTCGAGGATGTCAACCGCACCGGCGTCGGCTTCATCAGCCTGTCGTCGCAGGACGCCGACAGCGAATTGCTCACGAGCTTGGAGGTCTACTACGACAAGCTCGCGGTTTTCTCGACCATCGCCACCCAGCTATGGGGCGTCGACCCCGACCCCTTGCAATACGCGCTGTCCCAGATCCTGCGGCAGTCGGGCACGCTGGCGCCGCTCTCCACCCAACAATACGGCTCCGGCGACGTCCTCTTCCTCGCCACGTCCGGCATCCGTTCCGTGCGGGCGCGCGACTCGTCGAACGCCGCCGCCGTCTCCGACATCGGCTCGCCGATCGACGGCTTGATCCAGCAGCTCTACGCCGACAAGCTCGCGACGGACCCGACCTATTTCGGCAAGGCGAAAGCCCTGCTCGAGCCGATCGTCGGCAGGTTCTGGATGATTTTCCCGCAGGAGATCTATGTCCTCTCCGCCTTCCCCGGCCCGAAGATTACGGCGTGGTCGAAGTACACGACAGCCACCAATCGTGTTCCGTTCACCGTCGACTACGCCGTGACCTGCGGCGGGCGCATCTTCCTGCGCTCCGGGGACGACCTCTACGTCTACGGCGGCGCCGACGGCACGGTCTACGACGACTGCGGCGTTGAGGTTCGGCTGCCCTACCTCGATATGGGCAAGCCGGCGACGAACAAGATCTTCCAGAGCGTCGATGCCACCGTGACCGGGACGTGGACGATCAAGAACAGTTTCGACTACGATAACCCCGACGACCAGGAGACCCTCGGCGTCTTCTCGGCCCCGACCTGGCGTGCCGGGAAAGCCAGCTTCGAGGGGCAGAGCACGCACTTCTCCCTGCGCTTCTACAACGACGACTCGGGTCCGGCGCTGCTCTCCAATGCCGCCATCCATTATGCCCTCGCCGAAGAGGAGGCGTGACGATGAGCAAAGAACGCAACATCGAAACCCAGAAGATGCTGAAGGCTGAAGGCCTCTACAAAGGCAAGCTCGACGGTGTCATCGGCCCGCTCACCCGTCGCGCCCTCGAGCTGCACAACAAGCAGCAATACCAGCCGTTGCCGCGTCAGCGCCCGAGCGGGGTGTCCTTGAAGGGGGGTGCTGGTGCCTCCGGCGGTCCCGCCCCCGAGCTGTCGGCGCGCGGACAAGTCGTCCCGAAGATGGCGGCGCTGCTGCCGATGCCGGATAGCGGCGTGCCGGCGGCGCCCGACTTCGATGCGCTCAAGGCGGAACTGGCTAGCGCCCGGGTGAACCCGAACCCCAACCGCTTCGGCCCCGAACTAGCCGGGCTGGGCGGGCCTTCACCGCCGCCCGCGTCGTTCAACGCCGGCATGCGTGCTACTCTCGGCATGCCGGCGGTGCCTCCCGGTGCGAACCCCCTCGGCATGGCGCTGCGGGCCAAGGACGAGATGGACGCTCTCGATCGGCGAGGCGGCGGCGGTCAAGGCCCGGTCGTGCCCGGCCAGGGCGGCACCGGCTTCGCCGAGGCGCTCGACAATCTCCGCTCCTGGCTGGCCGACCAGAACATCATCGAGCGGCCGACTCCCCTCGGCGCCGTCCTGTCGAAGGCCATACGGTGATCGACATCCGCCAGCCGACTTTCGAGGACATCCTGCACGTCGCCAAGAACCTGCGCATCGACGACGTCAAGGAGCTTTCCATCACCCGCGACCTCGCCGCTCCGTCCTCCCTCGCCACCGCTGCCTGGTGCGCGCATTACCGGCGCATGGCCTACCTCGACGGCGAGCCGGTCTTCGCTTTCGGCGTCTCCAACGTCACCCACGATCACGGCCAGGCTTGGGGGTTCGGCACGTCGAAATCGGGCCGCGTAACTCGCGCCGTGACGAAGTACATCAAGAGGACTATGGTCCCCGAACAACTCGCGGCGGGACTGACCGCCGTGCAAGCCCTCGGCCACCCGGAGAACGAGACATCGTGGCGCTGGCTTGAGTACTTGGGCTTCAAGCCCATCGCCAACTTGGCCGGGATTGGTGCCGGCGGTGAGTCCCTCATCCTGTGGGTCACGACCGCTGATGAATATCGCGCTGCGGCATAAGCTCGTCGCCGAAACCCTCGAAGGCATCGACTTCGCCTTGGCGTCGCTGGCCGACGTGGCCGAGCTCGGCTATCTGTTCGAGAAATTCTTCTCCGAGGCCGGATACAAGGACCGCGGCATCGTCTTCTCGTACGAGCGTGCCGTCGCTTGGCTGGAGCGTGTAATCCGCTTCGGTGCCTATCCGCACATCATCGCCCGCACGCACGGTTACGACGGACGTATCGTCGGGGTCACCTCCTACTCGCTCGACGATTCCTTCTGCGTCGATCCCGTCGCCGTCCTCGGCACCCTCTACGTCGTCCCCGAGCACCGGCGTTCGGCGGTCG